GCCATTTTTCTTCTTTCTGTTCCGGTGGCCAAACTCTATCTTGCACTAGTACTTTTACGTTCCACTTTGATTCGTCACCATTTATTACATGAATATTTTTTGTCATTTTAATTCCCCGTACTGCCAAATCCACCAGTAGATCTAACTGTATCATCCCACGTATTTTCAAAAGGCACAAATTTGGCTAACATTACTGGCACAATTACTAATTGTACTATTCTTGTACCACTAGATATAAACATAGGAGCAGTTTCGCCAATATACATTAATGACGCTTTAATAGTACCACGATAGTCACTATCTATTACACCTATTGAATTAGTCATTATGATATTATCTTTTGATAGGCTAGACCTAGGAATAAGGAAACCAACGTATCCAATAGGAATTTTAACAGCTACTCCAGTATCTACTAAAGTTCTTGTATTACTATATAATGTGGTATCTTCCATAGCTACTAGATCTGCTCCAGCATCAGATGGATGGGCCCTAATTGGCATACACTCTGGTTTAGTTAACTTTACTTCTACTTCTCTTTGCATGTATTCTGGTACTCTTGTCATGCTACTTTCCAATCAATATTGTTTGAACAGGTTATTTCGTATGGTCTAATATACGGATAAGTGTCTGGTGTATAAGAGGGCCAACTTGGTTGTACTGGTATTCTATAGTGATTATTACGTTCCAACGCCTCTATTCTAGAAGTTAAATATTCTACTATCTGTTTAAGTTTGGCAATTTCTTCTTCAAGTTGTTGCATCTAATACCTCGTCTATACTTACACAGTTATCTTTACCTAAAGCATCCTCACAGTAACTTACTAGGTCCATTAATAAATAATTGCGCATTATGCCTTCAGAACCAAATGTATTAAGGTTAGCAATGTGCTTATACTTGCTATTAATGGGAAGACTAACGCAGATATCGTAAGCGGTACCATATTGTTTGATGAGTTCAATTGCCTTCTTTGGTCCAATACCCGGAACCCCAGGTATATTATCCCCAGAATCCCCGGTAATACACTTAATACTAATATGAGAATCACAATCATATTCGTAATGTTCATTCCAGTTAGCCTTAGTTATTTCTTTTCTAGTTACGTATGAAAAGCGTGATACATTATCGTCTATTAGTAGATCCCAGTCTTTATCTGAGCTCATTAACCATATAGTTTTATGCTTTTTAAGCTTATTTACTATATACGCTGCTATATCGTCCGCCTCACACCCTTCAAAGCGTAATACTGGATATTTAGTTTCCAATAGATCTAAAGCTACTGTGAACTCTTCGAAGAATTCTTCGAATTCTAGTTTTTCTGCTTCTGACTGTGCGTCATACTTATCTTTTCTATTCTGTTTATATTCCGGATATACAGACTTTCTAAATGTACTACTACCTTTATCTGCGGCTATGTATACTATACCAGCCTTATAGCTTTTTCGCAAACTATCTATTGTACGTACATAGTCTTCGGCAAAATGCTTAGCACCTGAGTGCTTATATCTAAAAGCTAAATTTAGTGCGTCTACTATCATTACAATAGTGTCGTCATACTGTTGTGTGAATGCAATACTCATATTATAAATTTTGGTTTATCGTAAGTTACCCAATCTTGTAGTAGACTAATATACATTATAGTGTCAATATAGTCTACTAGGATATTTCTATATCCTGTTTCTGGTGGTTGTAGTCTGGCGGCGAATATTTTACTTCTATCGTGTTTGAACAGCAACAGTGGTTCTTTATTAACCTGCGAAGCCTGCCTCAAGGTCTGGTTCCACCAGTCTATTAATAGATCACCCTTTAACAAATGAATAGGAGATAAAGCACCAGAACTAGGAACTCTTTCCCACTTATGCCCTGTAAGCTTTCTTAATTCGTCCCTAACTGCTAATTCGGCTCTGGCACCTTTATCTCTTGAATCTACCATACTATCTCTCTATTCTAGAAATCTTATTATCTTTTACTACACTCAATTTATTTAGTAAAGGATGAGTAAATCCATGGGATATAACTATAGTATTTAAATTTTGTTCGCTTAACAGTACTTCTACTAACTTATCTTTGCCTTCATTATCTAGAGCATCTATAGTTTCATCAAGGATTAATAAATTAATTCTTGTACTAGAAATAGACTGTAATAGTTTTCTGATAGCCAGCAGCGTACTAATATTGACTCTAGCTAATTCTCCGTTAGATAATTCATTTATATCTACATCACACCCGGAATCAGTTACTACAGCATTAAGTTTATCCGCCGAACTAATTTTAAACGATAGTTGAAATCTACCGTCGCTCATATTAGCTAAGTATTCATTAACGAATACTTCCAAATCTTTAACTAAACACTCTAATTTATATGCTACTAATCCCGTGTTGCTAAATGCTTTTATTAATATTTGGTATATACCATAGGTATTTTGTAATTCTTCTAGTTCGGTATTATACTCTAGTATATCCTTTTCTAGTAGATCTATCTGCGATTGAATTACTACTAGTTTAGTATTATTGGCAGTAGCTTTGCTATTAAATTGTTGAATATCACTAGCCGACTTTTCTAATTCTAATAGAGCAATACTAGCAGCTGTCAACTTACTATCTAAATCTTGTTTGTCATAAGGTACTGTCGGTAGTGTAGGGTCTATTAGAGTATGATATCTTTCAAATTCAGTTATACTCTGTTTTATACTTAGTATAGTTTTTTCTACTTCCTGTACTCTAGATAATTCATTGTTTAATACTTTGATATTCTCATTAACGCTTAGAATTTCACCATCGTATTTCTGCTTCATATCTTTTTTGTGGCTTACGTCAATAGGTTGACCACAGGCAGAACACTTACTAATTAACGAACCTAGACCTTTGATAAGGCTATTAAGTCGAGTAATTTCTGCATTGAATACAGCTATCTCATTCTTTATATCCTGAGAAGACTTAGTAGGTTGTTCTGGTAATTGTTTACTTATATCTAACGCGTTTTTAAGAGTTATATACTGATTATTTTTAACTATTCTTGCATTATTTTCTTTTATCTGAGATATAGATGCTTCTAATGACGCCTTTAATGCTTTTAATTCCAAAATATTAGTAACTGGGATTTCTTCTTTTAATGGAATAAACTCTTTAGGCTCTTTATCTAATTTTTCAAGCATCTTGGTAGCCGCAGATATTTTAGTCTGTACATTGGATATACTCAGAGAGATATCTGTTGCATGCTTTTTGATCTTTTGTTGATACTCTGCGTATTTAGATTGGTCTAGTAAATCTATTAAGAACTTTTTTCTATCAGTATCTGTAGCTGTTAAAAATTCTAAACTCTTAGATGACCTTTGATGTATTATTTGTGTAAATGTAGAAAAGTTATAGAACATACTTTCCAGCATAGCATATGTAGCTGTTGCTGTATGCGCAGATACTTTCTCTCCATTTTTATAAAGATCTACTGTTTGTGAAGTTGAGGATCTTTTAGTTACAACCTCATAGTCATCATTATCCGCTGTAAATGTAAGACTAATTTGGTAAGATTTAGCACTACTAAATCTATTAAGTATTTTACCTTTTTTAACCTTTTTAGAATTAGTATTAAATAATACTTCTTCTAGAATAAGAGCTATACTACTTTTTCCATGCCCATTCTTACCAATAATTTGTGTAATGCCATCTATATCTAAATCTATATAGTTATTTTCTCCGTACGAGAAAGCATTGGACCATTTTAATCTTTTAAGAGTAATCTTCATCAAATACCTTTAAAAGAGCAGCATAATCACCAATATACGTGTTATTTAAAAATATCTGTGGAAGAGTTCTAGCTCCCGGAACAGCTTGTAGTAAATCTTCTTTTGTTACACCACCGCCAACTTTCTTTACTTCTACACTGAAACCTTTACTTCTTAGTAGACCTATTGCTGCGACGCAATAACCACAGTTGTCTTTGCTCCATACTGTAGCATTATTCATGTTTCTTAAACTCCGTTAGTACTCTAGTTACAGTATCTTCATCAAGATTTAATATATATCTTAAATAATCTGTTAATTCGTCCTGCATACTCATATCGTTTGTTAATATAAGTGACGTATCGCTTGAACGTTTAACAATTTTCTTATCTAATAATTCTGAATTTTCTACAGAAGATAACGTAGACATATCGCCTTCTACTTCATATATAGTATGATGAAATTCAGAAGGAACCATATCTTCTCCAGCTAATATGGTTTTTCTTAATAATTGTGGTAGATTTAACACTATCCACTCGTGCTCTAGTGTTTCAGAATCTACTATTAATACACCAGTTTTTACTAATTCTCTGTGAAAGCTAGTAGTAAGTGGACTACCTGGATATAGTATATTATGTTGACTATTACTATAACTATGTAAATCGCCAGCCAATACTAATTGCCATCTATCAAATAGTTCTAGTGGTACTTCAGGCTTTACATGTGGTGGTATTTCTCCACGTACATGTGTGCATAATATATTACCGTGAAAGTCATAATCTTGTGGAGTATAAGACTTTAGTCTATTATATGGTATAAAATCTATATTATCTATAGACATAAAGTCATCAATAATAATTACTTTATTATTGACCCAGTTGGTACTCTTCTTCAAATTAGATAGAAAGGTAGTATCCTTTTTCAGGGCTTCATGGTTTCCAGATATTATAAAAGTAGGTATTTTGACTAAACTTATAAATTCATAATATAGTTCTAATTCTTCCATGCTAGGTAGTTTATCAAAAATATCACCACCTATAATATGTATATCACAAGTATCTTCTATGGAATGTAATTTATCAAATAGTGCTAGATACCTATTTCTAGCCCATTCTACTGGTACATTTTTCTGTCCTAGTTTAATGTGCCAATCGGCTGAAAATAATATCTTCATTTACAATCACCTAATCCCTTTGCCAATCCGTATAGATATAATCTTCTTTTATCAGACAGACTATAGAAGGAATTCCATAGATTAGTAAAGCACTGTAAGTCTTTTACATGTATACATACCTGTGTTTCTATATATCCAGCCATTCCCTCTGCACTAAATGCAGGAGATTTAGTTATTTCTAACTTATATATAGCCTGTTCTAGTAATGGTCCGGCACATAATAGCCATAAAACATGACTATAACAAGTAGTTACTTCAAGCTTCATTTATTCACTCTAGTATTAGTATGGGAATTTCTAGTACGGCGTACACCCTCACGTATGTACTGTACTAAATCTATTAGTATATTATATAATTTTTGCATAATATTAAAGTTAAAAAGCCCCCTAAGTTTAGATTTCTTAGGGGGCTCAGTGCTTAATTAACCCAGTTCGTTAACTGCTTCGTTTTCACTTTCTGAAGTGTCGGCAGCATTACCCGAAGTAATCTTTTCGCATAGAGCTTCCACTTCTTCTGAAGTAGGTCTAACGATCTTTTCGTCAATAGAAGGGCTTTCCGCAACAACTTTGCGCTCTTCTTCAGTTAGAGAACGCTTCTTGCAACGAAGGACTTGTAAAGTATACTCTACGTTATAAGCTAGAGGACCTGTCTTTACTCTCTTAAATACTATATCCCAGCCGTTATCTAGATCTGTAGGATCGCCTAGATCTTCAGCAGCAGTAGAAATCTGCTCGAATAGCTTCTTCTTAAGATTAAGAACCTTACTTTTTCCATCTGCTGGATCAATACAGTTAATACTATAAGCCCATCCACACTTTTTATCTGGGAAATACTTCTGAACGTGATCTACTTCTAGATTATCGAATTTTTCTTTATCTCTATTAAAAGCTAGACATTCAATAGGAATATCTTTTCCATTACTAGTCTTTACCCAATAAACATATCTTGGTAGTACTCCACCGTATAGACGTAGAGTTTGTTCTCCGTCCTTATAGGTATAGGCTTCGTGGTTGTTCTTAATTGCTTTTCCGTTAGTGGAACCAAATGCTTTTGCCATATTTTAGTCTTCTAATTTAAATGTTAATTTATTATTACTTATTTCTAGTAGTGGATTATATTTTATATTATTGGTGTGTAAATCCGGATATAAACTTAGATCTAAACCATTAAATCCGTATTGTTTATACAAGAAATAATCTCTTTTTGCCGCAAGGCGGACATACTGTACTTTATATACTATATCTATTTTAGCTTTAAAAAGCTGTTTAGGTTTTAGTAAAAAAGATTTTCCACTTATCTTGCTAAGTGCTAAGATTGTATTATATTCTGCTTCCATTATTTCCATGAAGCGGTATAAATCATTCTTAGCTAGTTTTTCCAGTTTTATTAAATCAAAGAAAAAGGTTGATTTATCACTGTATAAATACATTATATCATATATGAAATATACGTACAAGTACAAATTTTATACACTTGCTATATCCCATCCTTTTTCTATATATAAACCTAATCGTATGTTATTTTGTCTCTTATCAGTATAAGAGGAAAAATGTATATCTAAAACTAATGGCTGTAGTTTATCAGGATATTTTCTCATGATTCTACCTATTAATTGTTCTAGATTTGAATGATTTGCGATAGGTTCAGGAAGTATAAGACAACTTAACGGATCTACAGAAATTCCTTCTGTAAATATTTGTCTTGAACCGGCTATACAGTTGATTTTACCAGATAACATATCTTTCTTAATGTTATCTCTTTCTTCTGTACTGCAGGCCCCAGTAACCAACATACACGTTTCACCTAATAACTCCTTTACATTCTGTAAAAATTCTATTCTAGAAGCTACTATTAATACTTTATGTCCTAAAGATATTTGAGTAGCAGCTACTGTGGCTATATATTGTTGATAATCTTCGTTGTACAATAAATTATTTATCTTCTTAGCCCAAATATCACCCTCCAACGATATACCTGGTCTAAGTATACGTATTATTGGATTTAGGGTATTAGATTGAGGTGGTCTATACACTGTTTCTCCAAAGTAATCTTTGAATAATATGTGTTTTCCGTCTTTTCTTATCATAGTGCCAGATAATCCTATTCTATATCTAGCATATGATCTATCTAATATATCTCCAAAAGTTTCTGCCGGACAATGATGTGCTTCATCCAGTATTACTAGACCAAACTCTTTACTAAGCTCTAAACTAAATTTAGTAACAGACTGCACATTGCCTATAACAATTGGATGATCTATATCGTACTGAGAGCCTCCTATCACCCCGGCTTTCATATTATATAGCTTTTCTAATTCCTGAACCCACTGATCTCTAAGTGCTGTGGTATGTGTTACTATAAGAGTTTTTTGGCCAAGCTTTCTAGCTATATATAGTGCTGTAAATGTTTTTCCCCAACCTACTAAAGCGTTTAGAAAACAAGAATCTTCTACCTTAACGTATACTTCTTCTTGTTCTGGTCTAAGCGGAAGATTTGGTTCTGGAAATGGTACCCAATTATAAACACGTTTATCAATTATTTCATAGCCTTTCGGTATGAGATCTTGTCTACCTTGTGGTATGCTCAATATATTTCTAGGTAATAGTTTATAATTACGAATAATCTCTATACTATTAGTTTTCGAAATTTTAGATAAATTTGGTTTTTCTATCTTATAAGTAAGAGCTTTCTTAATGCTATCAAAACCTTCTGGTGGACAAGATAGATATATTCTATTACTTATAATTGCTTTCATACTAGGTGCACGTATATTTTTAGACCTTTGGCGCGGGCCGTATCTATCATATGTCCTGTGCCTCTACTGACCCCGTCCCATACTGCTACTAGGGCATCCGCTATTAACGCCATTTCTATGTTACGGAACTTACCGGCTCCTTTACCATATCTAGACCAGCCCGCAGGCATTCTTATAACAGGAATGTCTTCGTTATTTGCCCATTTTTCACCAAGCACATCTACCCCTCTAGCACATCCAGATACCACAGTTGTAATATCAAATCCTGAAGCTTCTATCGCCTGATACACTATGATAATATCAGTTATACTTCTAGATCCCGCTATAATAGTTTTCATATTTTTCTTTTTGTGTCTTTGAATTTATTTTTATGCAAACCGTATAATATATGCGTAAATGTATCTAAATTTAATACACTAGCATATTTATATTCTTCTGAATAGTACATGGTTTTAACTCTAGGTACTATACCTTCCAGTACTAGGATTGCTCCTCCAGTACTAATAGGAATTACTTCTAGTATTCTATGGCAAGTCAGTTTGCAAAATTTAGATTTTCTATAATTAAAAATATTACCCTTACTATCTATAAACCAAGTTTTAGAATCAGCTATTTTTACTAAATCCGCTACAAAGAATATAGCAGTTCTAAGCGGTTTTAATGATACTTTTTTATTAAGTAAATGTAATCGTCTAGCCGCTAGAGTTGGTTTATCAATAGTTTTGTCGTCAAGTACTTTATATTGTATTTCATCAGTAGAGGTATTTCTACTGATGAAAATAGAAATACCATCTATTGTTGTTGGCTGTTCGTTGCCTATTTTAAATACGGGAAAGACTACCTGACTCAAGTCTATAGACTTCGTCAAATTTGCCAAAGGAATAATCCTCCCCTATATCTTGTTCGACACCTATAGGCGATCCTTTTATGGAACAACCTCTGTCCTTTTGGGTACATTCTTGTAAAATCTTGCTTGCTTGCTCTATATGTTCATCTTTTACAATACATACTATAGAGTCGTGTACCAACATGAATATTTTAGCATCGAGTTTGTTTTTAATGAATTCCTTAGCGGAATCCATAGCCGCTAATAGATTTATGTCTGAGCAAAGCGATTGAATTTCACTATTGATTCCGCTTCTGACTTCGTGTGCAGCAATCCCTTTATCGGCTGAGAATACATTAATAAGTCTTCTCTTTCTACCAAAAAATGAATAGGTATATCCGTTAGTCTCAATGAACTTTTTTCTGTTGTTAAGCCACTGTTTAAGTTTACTAAATTTACTGAAATATGCATCAATATCATCCCTAGCTCTATCTATACCATAGTATTCACCTGTTGCTAGTGATACAGTATCACTAACTTTTTGTGGCCCTGATCCATACAAAATGCCGAAAGAAATAGCTTTAGCACTTTGTCGCATAGCAGGATATAGTTTCTTAACATCCTCTACGGCACATGGTAAATCAAATACCATTTTAGCTATAGTACTGTGAAAGTCTCCGCCAGATTGGAATACCTTTTGTAGGTTAACGTCTCCTGATAATACGGCAGCATAATACATTTCTCCAGTCTGTAAGTCCTGAGATAGTATCTTATAACCCTCTGGGGCCTTTATACACCCTTTAATAATAGGATCGTCTCTAACAATCTGCTGAGCATTGAACTTGCCCGATGAAGATAGTCTTCCAGAAGTAGTAAAAATAAGATTAAAATATGTTCTAATTCTATTATCTCTATCTAATTCCGGTAGAATTTTCACTACGTAAGTATTTCTTATTTTAGTTAGTTTTCTTATCTCTAATAATGCTTTTGGAATAGGGTGCTCGTCCCCTAATTCTTCCAATACATCTTTATCTACAGATATGGCTCCAGTACCAGTAAGCTTTCCAGTTGGCGATAGACCCACATAGTCAAACAACAACTTTCTTAACTGTACTACAGAATTTGGATTAAATACTACTTTTTCTACTTCCTCGAATACACGAATCTCATTATGTTCATATAGCCTACGTTTAGCATCTATAATAGCATTCTCCAGATATTTATCTGCGGCATTCATTCGCTCAACAGAAATAGGAATTCCAACTTCTTCCATATAATGAAGGAAAATAGTACCTGGAATTAGTATATTCTTATATAGATTTAATAGCTTATCATTTTTCTTAAGAATCTCTATAAACTTTAAGAATAATTCGAGTGTGACAGCAGTATCTATACACGCATACTTAGAGATAATATCAAACGGTATTAAATCATACGTAAAGTCATCTAATAGCATTCCGTGAGAATTACAATAAGATTTTTTGAAATCTTCCAATTCTTTATCGTAATCACCGTAATCAGTATGCTTTAAAGCTAATGCTTTTAAACCGTGCTGAGCATTCTCATCTAGTACATAATGCATAACCATAGTATCATGTACATTGTCTGGATTAAACTTTAGAGCTAGGTGGTACTCTAACATTTTCCAATCATACTTTAGATTATGAAATACTATCGTATATTTATCTATAATTTGTTGTAATATTTCTATATGCTCTTCGCCTATTACATCTAGAGAAATATATCTACCTTGTCTAATCTTATAGCTCATAGATAGACCTATTACATAACCGTCCCTAGGGTAAAGAGCAGTACCTTCCGTATCTAGTGATACGTATGGAGCATTACTATTTAGTACCTCTAATAAATATTGTTTTGCTTCTTCCGCATCTTCAATACCTTTAAAATCACCACTAGTACTAACTTTACTTAGTTCTCCATTTGCATATGCATTGACTTTATCTAATGCCCTCTGAAAATCTGCTTTACCTTCTGGTTTGAAAAGAAGGGAAGAAGGATTAGTAATACATACAAATTTATCGTTGATTAATAAACCTGCATGTGTCGTAATACTAGTAACTTTTGCATATTCTTTTGCCGCTTCGGAACCTACTAATACTACTAAATCATATTCTTCTAGATCTATTTCTAAATCTACATCTTTCTTTAAAAGTTTTTGAACAGGTACACTGGACATATGATATAGGTCATACTCAAATATAAAGTACCTATCATAAGGCGTTTTTGATGGTGCCTTATCAATTACCGCTATTTTCATTATATTTCTCTATTAAGTGAGTTTTTATATACTCTTGAGTTAGATCACCCGGATCATTACCATCTGGTAGATTTATAATTTTTACCATAAATCCCGCTTGTTCTATTAGTGGAACTAACTCTGTGGCCGCTTCGCGGCCTGCTGAGTCTCCGTCGAACAGCAGATATACTGTAGTAATTCCTTGTATCCGTAATGGTAATAATTTTTCCGATGTATTATTTTTTAACGAAGAAGTTCCGAATACACATATAGTATTATGTAAACCTTTATCATAAAGATTTAACATGTCAAACATACCTTCTACTAAAAATACATGTTTGTACTCTGTGCTTATTACGTTAGGAAATATACCAACATTGCTATGCCTAGGCCATATTTTATATCTTGGATTAGCGTTTGACAGTACGTGTCTTCCAATATAAAACATTACATCGCCAGAACTATCAGTTATTGGAAACACTATCCTATCTAAAAGATCCTGCTCTTCCAGTGTATAGAAGGCCCCAAACCCTTTTAGAGTTTCTAAAGATATTCCTCTGAATGTGGTATTCCATGGCGTGTAACCTTTAGGTACTGGTATCTCTTTATTTTCGTTAACTAATTTTGTTAATTTTGATTTTAGTGACTGTATTTTTACATTTGTTGGATTACTAAGTATTCCATAAAATCTAAATAAGTTTCCCTTAAATCCACAAGAAAAACAGTGAAAAAGACCAGATATTTTATCCACTCTACACGATGGATTAGTGTCATCATGATCTTTATTCAAGCATTTTATTAGATAATCTTTTCCAGATACTGTAAATTGTAATCCCTTATCTTGTAGTAGTGTTAATACTGGATCCATTATGCATCCCAAGGTATATCCTGAGCAGACTCGTCAGTTTTTAGTTTATTTGTTTTGGTACGTCTTACTGGCTTTGCATCTTCTTCGGGCGGTTTATCCACAGGCGTAGAATCAATACGTAAAGTATCCCAATTAATTGGACTAGTAAAAGATATAGGTGGCCCGCTACGGATTTTAGTAGTTTCAAATGACATCACGCCTTGTTCTTTTGGATGTGGTTTCATTATTAAGGCCACATCAGCTGCATCTAAAATACCTTTGGCAAATCTAGCTTCACCACTAGCATCTATCTGATATGGAGATACCATGATAACTTCATGCTTTCTAGCTAAGTCTTTTAACTTTTTGGATATAATTATCTGTGGTTGCCAGTCAAATTGATTACTTCCCTCTACTACAATCTGATTTAGATAATCAACTACACACACTTTTAATTTGTCTTTGAATTTAGCTTTTAGTTTACCTAATTGTAAGTCTATGGTAGTTAAAGTAAGTGCTCTATCATCTACAATAATCATCTGATTATCGGATTTTAGTTTCTTTTCTCTAACTAAAGCTGCCTCAAATTTATATCTATCTCTGGTAGCTATATATTGATTTACTAAATCATCTGCTTCTTCAAACATACCAGCCCTAGCTTTTACTACTTTTAATAATTCATCGCTAGTAAGCGTATTATTCTTTAATCCTAGGTAAGGCACATTTGCAAGAATGGCTAAGTTTCTTTCTAGAACTTCGTGTGCTATCATTTCTATAGTAAACAATACACATGAATTACCACTTTCATATTGATTTACAAATAAGTTACTTGCTGTAATAGATTTGCCAGATCCTCGTGGTCCGCCTATTAATAGTAGTTCCTCTAAAGCCATTCCACCTAGGGTGGAATCAAAATTATTATTAAGACCAAGATATACTCTATCTCTCGCCAGTTCTTCGGAGCTCTTAAATAAGAGAATATCCGACATACTGTATACGCCGTCTTCTGTTATTGTCTTTTCGTCTAGTGTTTGTACTATATTTGCTAAATTTTCTTTTATTTCCGCACTATCAAATATAGGTAATTTGTCTATAAACTTATCAAGTAATGTTACTGTTTGATCCTGTGTAAATGAATCAATTAGAGCATCTAATGCAACTTCAGCACTAATATCTGGTTCGTCTATTAGACGTAAAGAGGCTATTGTTCTTCTTGTATTACCTTCGCGTACGGCTAATTCTAGTTCGTCAAACGAGGGTATTGCGTTATACTTTTCGTAATATTTAGAAATTGCACTATATGTACTAGAGTATGCACTATCTAGAAAAGATAGCTTTAATCTAGCCCACAATTCTAAATTGCGTTCTAATAGTAATTTGTTTAAAACAATAGCGCTACAATCCATTATTAGCCTACTTTACTTTCGTTGTCTATAATTACTGTATCAACCATCTCTGCTAATTCTTTTAGAACATCTGCTCGTAATACTCTAATATCTTCTTGATATGTGTATTGACGATCATAAAGTAATACTAATTGTCTAGCAGTAATAATTTGCTGTAGTGCGTGAATAATTAGATCATGCGGCAGTAAAGAGTCTGGAGCTACATCTACTGTTATATTTTTTCCGTAATTTGTTTGCGCTAGTTTTACTATTTCTTCGGAAGTAAATGATTCCGAGTCATGATATGTTATTGTTACTTTCATTTTACCAGCGAAAAAGGCCGGAGCCTTAGGGACTCCGGCCCATTCTTTATGTATTCAAACGATCTAATTAAGCAGCTGCAGTAGCCTTAGCTTCTGCCTTAGCTTTCTTAGCTGCACCGTCATAGTCTACTACAGTAATACCACGACGAGTTAAAATTGTCTTAACTCCACGTTCTGTCTTGTCAGCAGCTTCAGCAATTTGAGCAACTGTCATAGTCTTAATCTTGTCGCCTAGAGACTCTACAACGTCTGTATTATCCTTAGCGTGACTAGTTTGTTGCTTAGGAATTTCGTTTAGTTGCCCTTGACGAGTTAGACTTAAAGCCTTACCACTTACTGATGCGAGTTCCTTACCTAAGGCTGCGGCGATTTGCTCGATAAAAGCGCCATTAGTAGCCATAGAAATAAAGGTTTGTTCTTCT